CTTCAAGTTCTTCGTCTGTGTCTTCTTCATCTGTGACTTCTTCGTCTTCAAGCAGCAGATCGAGCTCTTCGTCTAGATCTTCTAGTTCCTCAAAGTCTTCTAGTTCGTCAAAATCTTCGTCTTCGAGTTCTAGATCGTCCAGCAGCGGCTCCTCGTCCAGTAGTTCAAAATCATCCTCTTCTTCCAGTTCTTCAAGCGGCAGTTCTTCAAGCTCATCCAAATCTTCTAGTTCGAGGAGTTCAAGCTCTTCCGGGGTCAATGGCCTGCTCATCACGCACCCCCACCCAGCGCGTCACCGAGACCGCTAAAGTCCACGTTGTACTCGTCGAGGTTCCCACCGAACATCCCCAGGAGCCCCATCAGGTTTGAGAAGTACTCCTTCCCGGCGTCGGCCTCCCAGTTGCCGTGGGTCCCCCAGGCGCTGAGCGACCGGTCCCGCGCCGACTCCAGGGCCTGCTGCTCCCGATCGGCGGCCGACTCGCTGCTCTTGAACAGCGTGTCCATGGTGACCTGCCCGATGTCGTTTGCGGCCTTCCGCGCCACCCCGCCGAGGGCCTGTGAGTAGCCAGACCCCATCATCGCCCCGGTGGCGCCCTGGCGCATCGCTGCCGAGGCAAAGCCGCGGTTCATCTCTTCCATGATCCCCGGCTTGGCGGCGTTGATAACGCTCATGGGGTCCACTTTCGCCTTGGCGATCGACGCCCCGCCGTCCCACTTCTCCGGGACGCCCCCGCCCTTCCAGCCGGCCTTGCCGAGGAGCCCGGCGAGGTCGAGCGTCGGGCGGTCACCCCGGAGGATCATCGCCATCTTGCGGCGCTTGTAGAACTCGTCCCAGTCCTCGACGTCGCTCATGTCGTTGGGCGTTGGCCCGGTACCGGTACCACCCCCCATCATCTGCCCAGGCCAACGAGGGACGACCTCCCACGGGAAGAGTTCATCGTCGCCTGAGGGCAACGCCGGGTATGGACGAGTAGGATTCCGTACTTGTCCGCCCGGCGCCTCCGGCTTCACCAGCCTGCTCTGACCGGGGCCTCCTCCGGGCCTGACCGCGCCGGTATTGCTGCCCCGGACGCCGAGGAAGTCCGGGCTCATGAACTTGGGGTTGTCCATCCAGGACCCGAATTTCCCGTCGAGACCGAAGAAGGCCATGGGTCACCCCCCACCACTGGATGGGAACCAGTTGCCAAGAGACCCTGTACCGCGGATCTGGCGACCTTGCGGGACATACGGGTTAGGGTTGCTCCCGGGAGTGCTTCGCATCTCCTCCGTCGCCTCACGCTCGCCCGGTCCCATCTCGATGATGGCCTGGAGCCAGCCTGGGATCTGCTGTCTTCCCTCCCTTCCCCACGGTTTGTTCCTGTGACTACTGTCATAGCTGTTGAATCCCGGTCGTGGTCGCCCGGGCTGCATTGGTGAACCCATCTGTCGGAGCCCTCCCACTGGCCCACCGCCGAGCTGCCGGACAAGCCGCATGGCCATGGCGTAGGCTTTGTCCTGGGGAAGATCCTTGAAGTCCTCCTTGGTGAACCCCATGAACTCGTCCTTGTTGTCGCGCCCACCGTCCCCATCACCATCGCGTCCGCCGCGCCCGCCGTCCTTGTCGTCGTCCCTTGACTTACGGTCCGCCGCAGAGCCTCTCTGTCGATCCAGGAAGGCGTCGCGCATCTCCTGTCGCCGCCCCTCGGCCTCACCCAGGCGCCTTTCACGGTCTCGCCTCAGCTGCTCCTTCTCGGCTTTCTGTCGGCTGCGGAGGTCGTCCCGTTTCTGCCGAGACCGTTCTTCCTCGCCGAGCGTGTCGGCCCGGGTCTGGCTGCGCCAGGTGTCCCAGTCGCCCAGGAGCCGCTGGAGCATCTGCCCGATCTGCTCAGCCTGGAGCTGCGCCGCCGGGTTGTCTCCCCTCGCCGCTGCCGTCTGGGCCGCCAGCTGCGCCCGCATCATCCGCTCGTACATCGCGGAGAAGGCCTCCTCGCTGTTGAGCCCGCCGACGGCAGGACGCACCTTCACGTCGTACCCGCCGGCTGCAGCCGGGTCGATCGGCATCGCCGGCAGCCCGGGTTGCCCACCGCGACCCCCCATGCCGAGCGGGGGCATGCTGCCACCGCCCCCCATGCCCGGCGCGGCCATCGCGGGGGCGTTGCCCATCTTCTCTGCCCACCGGCCGCCAGGGGCACCGCCGCCGAGCATGTCGGCCATGTCAGAGCCATCACCGCCAATCCTCTGCGAGGGCTCCTTCGCCGGCAGAGTCATCCCGGCATCCTTCCCGAGGGCGGAGAGCCCACCACCTCCAGCACCACCACCCATGAACATCTGAAGGAGCTGCATCAGCTGCGGGTTCATCGCCATTACCGTCTCCTCTCTTCGGACGCCAGCGGGCTGTGCGTCACCGTCAGACCGTAGATCTTCGCCCGGGTCGAAGCCGAGGCGTCGTTCCTCGGGATGATCCGGATCTCGACGTTCGCCCCGTCCATTGTGAACGGCATCGCCAGGACCGCATAGCCGTCGTCCGTGGCCATCTGCACCGCGGGGAGATGCTTCCCGACCTCGGACCCTGAGGCGAGGTACCAGTCGAGCACCAAGGTGTCGTAGTCGGTGACGCTCGTGATCCGGTGCATCGAGTCCGAGGTCTCGGCGAGGATGTAGTCCTCCGCCGCGACCTTCACCGACGGGCAGGAATCCCAGAAGGCGACGAGGGAAACGCCGGCTGTCAGGGCCGCGACGAGCGTCACCTGTGAGGCCCCGGTGAGCGTGTAGTCCGTCGTGAGCGTCAAGCCGGTGTAGGTGGACGTGGCCACCACCAGCTTGTAGAACCGGCAGCGGCTCGCCGGCTGCGGCGTGGTGAACACCGACCCGGAGCTGACCCCGATGATGTTCGAGAACACCGTCCCGGTCCCGTCGCAGGAGTCGGTGTCGAGGGCGATGGTCCCGTAGCTGTCACCGGCCGACTGCCATGCCGAGTCCTCGATGTTCTTCGCTCTGATGGTCACGTCGGGCTCGACCGTCCCGCCGGCGCTGTGGGTCCGCAGCTCCACCTCGTGGACCCTGGTCGTCTGGCCCTCGGGGACGACCCGCAGCTCGCCGCTCAGGATCTTCGCGTGCCACCGCTTCGTGGTGCCGCTCTTGATGGTGTCCACGCCGGTGATTGCCGCCCCGATGTTCAGGTACATCGACACGGTGTAGTCGGCGTCGGCCGAGTCGGGGTTGTAGCCTACCCACAGCCGCTCCGCGCCGGGCACCCTGGAGACGGTCACCGACTTCGGAATCATCGTCACCGCGCCGGTGCCGGTCCACTCGGGGAGGATGATCCTGGTGATCTGCCCACCCTCCTCACCGACGAGGTAGGCGCAGTGCTCGGACCCGGCGACCTTCGGCCGGAAGACCACGATGCACCCGTAGGTTTCGAAGTAGTCCAGCCACACCGGGTCGGTGCTGTTCCACTGGTCCTCGAACTCCGTCAGGTCGAAGCCCGGCACCTGGGTCACCTGAACACCGTTGGTGGTCCAGAGCTGCCCGCCCTCGGAGACGAAGAACGCCGCGCCGTCGAGCATCAGGACGTTGCTGATCTTCGTGAGGTTCTGCTTCAGCGGACGGTAGCCGAACGCCGAGTCCAGGTCGCCCAGCTGCTGGAGCAACCCGATGCCGTCGGCCTCGAACAGGATGACGTTGTGGCCCACCGGCGCGGCGTCGATGATTGCCGACCCGCCTGGGCAGTCAAGGAACCCAGCACCCTCTCCCTGCCAGTCGTTCGTCGTCCCCGGCGAGGGCCAGCGGACGCGCCGGTAGTGGTGAATCCAGCCGACGTTGTCGTTGTCCTCCGGGTCGACGTTCCACTCCGACGTCCCACAGAGGACGATGTAGGAGTCGACCGAGGCGTAGGACTTGCCGCGGTAGAGCTGGCTGATCGGCTCGAAGTTCTCCATGGTGGGCGGGATGACCGGAGCGACTGGCGTGCCGAGGTAGGTCCCAAAGGACCCGACGAGGCCGATTTGTGACGAGGACCCGAAGGCCCAGCCGGTGAGGTAGGTCTTGATCGCCACGCCGGTCGCGGTGACGATCCCGGAGACGTCGTAGTCGGTCCAGGTTGACCCGTCGGTCGTGGAACAGATTCCGGCCCCGCCGCCGGCGACGCCGTGTGCAGTGAGCCACGTAAGCCCGCTGGTGCTGTCGTGCATGACGTGCCAGGCCCCGCCGGACTCCTCGGCCCAGTCTGGAAGCCCCGTAATCCGCTGGAACGACATCCCGTCAGCGCTGAAGACTGGACTGCTGCCCGCGATCGCGTAGAAGCCGCCGGCCCCAGCAATGACGTATACAGCCCCGTGAAGCCCGGCGACCGGCGACCACCCAAGCGATGGGTCGTCCGTGCCCATCCATGAACCCCTGGCGTTGGAGTAGAACACCCCGCCGACGCATCTGAAGAACGAGGCTCCGCCAGTAGGAGCGCCCTTGACCTGTCGCGTCCAGTTGTCGGCAGCGGTGCCAAGGTCAGTCGTCGTGAAGCTGTCCCACCCGGTCGTGATGACCGTGGTCGTCCCGTCGCTGGCGATGTTCTGCCAGCTGTTGAAGAACTCCACCGTCCCCGTGGTTGCACCGGTCTTCCGTTTGGACCTGATTGGGGCCAGGGTGTTCTGAGCCACCCCGCTAATCAGCACCTCGGTGTAGGTTCCGGTCCAGGTGATCCCGTCGATCACCTCGGAGTAGGCTCCCGTCTTGAACGAGAAGCTGATCGTCCCGCCGTTGCCGTCTGGTCCCTGCCCACCGCCGCCGGCTGACCAGACTCCAGTGCTGAGAACGGCGTCCTCAACGTTCTTGCTGCCGCAGTAGTTTTTCGTCCCGCTCTTCCAGACGAAGCTCCCGATGACCGACGAGCTTGGGCTGACGAGCGCCCACTCATAGGCTCCGAACAGGTCCACCCGGTTGATCCACGGGCCGGCGACCTTCGTGATGTCCACCGCGCGCCCGGGGAGAGCCTGACCGACGAGGCCGTAGTTCCCCCAGGTCTGGATGCTCAGCTTGTGGTCCCCGGCGGTGGGGTGCCAGGTCTGGTAGATGGTGAACGCCCCGGACTCGTTCTCCGTCGCCGTGCCGTCGATGGTCAACGCCGTGTCGGTGGTCACCGCCGAGACGAGGTACATTCGACCGCCGGTGGTCCACTTGATGAAGCACCCAGGCCAGACGTTCTGGAGGAACGCCGTCGTCGTCCCGGTGACCGCCGATGCCCCGCTGGAGACCACCGCCGTCCCCGTGGTGTAGGTCGAGATCCGCAGCGTCGCCGTGCCCGCCGCCGTGGTGTAGGGGATGAGCCTCGAGAAGTAGACCGTGTGCTCGTTCCGCAGGTAGGTCACCGAGTTCAGAAAGTCGTCCTTCGAGTCCGCCACCGACCCGCCGACCCACAGCGCTCGGAACGCCTCGAGCTGCAACGTCGCCGCCGCGATGCTGGTGAAGTCCGACCGCAGCGCCGGCACCCCGTCGTCACGGCTGGGGTAGAGGTTCTGGAGCCGGTCCCACTTCGGAGGCAGCTTCTCCTTCTCGTGGACGGTAGGGCCTTCCGATGCGCCGCTGAGCGGAATGTAGGTGCGCTTCTTTCGGCTCATGGGTAGAGCTTCTCCTCGGGGTCGGCGAAGCGGTCGGAGATGAGAGTGATCCCGAACTGGAAAAACGAGTCGGCGTCGTAGTTCATGTCGTTGTCCTGCTGGATGGAGAAGGTGACGACGTCGCCCAGGTAGAGCAGCACGGTGTACGCCAAGGAGAACTGACGGAGCGGGCCAGTCCCGTTCCCTGTCGCGGCGAAGCAGGTGTTGGTGGCGTTCTCGAACGCTGCGTACTGAGTGCCGTTGACCGCGATCTCACCCAGCCAGTACAGCTCGGTCGGGTTGGTCACGTCGGGGATCGCCTGCACTGGCCAGTAAGCCCAGTTCCAGAAGATCTGGGCATCCAACGTGATGAGGTAAACACCCTCGGTCGGCGCCGTGAACGTCCCCGCTGTCAGGTCGAGTCCGTCGAGCGTTTCGTGCTCCGCCTGGGGGACGTTGGTCAGGTTGTGCTCCCATGTGGCGCCCAGCGTCCGCTCGTTGAGCACGGCCCCCTGTGAGTACCCCATGACGCACTTCAGGAAGCTGACGTGCGGCTCGTAGAGACTCTCCTCGGGCTCAGGGTCCGGCCCGGTGTCCACGTCGTCGTCGGTGACGAGGTCGATCTCCGTCGCTCCTCCGAGAGTCTTCGCGAGGTCGGCCTGCGTGACCCCCTTCGGCGTCTCGAGGAGGTTCACGCCCTTCAGGTCGGTCTTGAACGCCAGGCACTCCAGGAAGCTCATGACCTCCTGCTGCACCGCCGGGTCGTCAGACAGCAGCTGCGGCAGCGTCGAGGCGAAGCTCTTCAGCCCCCGGGCGTGGCCCTTGGGGAACTTGAAGTCGGTCATCGCCCGCCCCTACGGAGCCGCGTCCCCGGCCCCACCACCGAGTCGAGCGACCGGCTGACCTTCGGGGCCACCGGCCGGTTGCCGGTGGCGACGGCCCCGCCGGTCTCAGAGCCCCTCGCCCGCTCCGCCGCGCCGCCCTGGACGTCCTCGTTCCAGGTCTTCCCGATCTCCGTCGCCATGTCGAGGATCACCTCGTCGAAGTCCTCGGGGAGGTCGGACGACGTCGGCGTCGGGCTGAGCACCAGGGCCGCCGGCTGGGCGACGTACCAGACCCGGATGGTGTAGACCCCGTCGGATTCTTGCCAGAAAACCAGCGCCTTGACGCCGTTGCTCCCGACTCCCGACTCCAGGTAGTGCGTCGGGCTTCCGGTCTGGATCGACCCGGCGGTGCGCTTGGCGTACTCCCAGCGGTTGAGCGGGTCCATGGGGATGCCGTCGGTGATGTTCTGCACCGCGGTGATGTAGAGCACGTCGGTCGGCAGCTCGTAGTGCGTCTCGACGACTTGTGCCGCAGTGGTGATGTCGCCGGAGGTCTCCAACTCGCGGAGCCTCTGCGCCGCCGCCAGCGACGCGGCAATTCGGAGCTGCGCGAGGTTGACCATCCGGAGGAGGTCGTCGTCGTCCCACTCCGCGGTCGTCGGGTTCCCCATCCTCTTCCGCAGGAAGGTCACATGGTCGAGCGCCGTCATCCGTGCCATCAGAGGCTCTCAATCTCGCTGCGGATTTCCACCCAGTCGGCCTGGCGGAAGTCCCCGTAGCGCTCGGAGGGTTTCAGGAGGAACTCGGCCTTGCCGCAGCTGGGGCACAGCACGGGAATCTTCCAGGCGAAGCCGTGGCCGACCTTCACCACCGACGCCCCCTTGGTGATCGGCCGGTGCGTCGGGACCCGCGTCGCGTCGCAGACCAGCGCGCCGTCGAACCACCACTTGCTCGAGGCCCCGGTGATGGTCACGTCGCAGTAAAAATAGGCCGAGGCCGGGTCAGGCGTGACGCCGGCATCGAGGTCTGCCACTGGCACCGACACCCAGACCATCTGCCCGCCCTTGACGACCTGCGTCCGCAGGGCCTCGAAAGTGTCACCGGCGGCGTTGGTCATGCCCACCACTGCGGTGAGCTGCTGGGCGGCCGGCTGGGCATGGTAGGCCCCGACGTTGAAGATCAGCATGAGGTTGGTCAGCCCCGAGATGTCCGTGGCGGTGGTGGTGCGAGCGGTCCCAGACCCGGTCCAGGTCTGGGACCCCCGCGCCTCCGTCACGACTCCGGCCTTGGTGATCGTCGGCCGGTAGTGCTGGGCATAGAGCCCCATCGAGATCCGCCCGGCGTCCACGGCTCCGTCCACCGTCCAGAACGCCGAGCTGTACGACGAGTAGAGGAGGTAGTTGGCGCCCTCGGTGTAGCCCCACGCCCGCATCTTGCGGACAAGCTCCGCCCGAGGCCACTCACCTCCGCACTCGTCGCAGATCTCGATCTGAGGCACTGCCTACTCCATGCCGAACTTCTCGAACAGGCTGATGTTCTGGTCGTTCACCCGGCCCTCGGTGTCGAGCCGCTTCAGCGACTCGCAGACGAGCTTCTGGGTGTGACCGGCGATGTCGACGTCCTTGACGACGTCCGTCTCCCACGCGAAGGACTGGCCCTTGCCATCCGGTGAGGGGACCACCTTGAAGCCCGCGGCCTCGCGCTCCTCGTCGGTGAGCGCCAGCTTCATTCGGAGCTGGTGCAGTGTCCGATAATCGGTCAGGTTCCCCTGCGCTGGCAGGCAGTCCATGATGACGATGCGGTCCTTGATGCTCAGTTTCATGTCGGCCTCTCCCGTCCCGTTCGGGACTCCCCCGGAATTGCCCCCCACCCAGGCGGCCGGGAACCGCTCTTCGGGTGCGACCCTAGGGTGGGGGAACAGTTCATCTCAGTCGTGCTCCCAGGACCCGTCGTCCTGGTTCACGCCCAGCGGGTGCTCCACGACCACCGGGGCCAACGGCTTCGCCGTGTCCTCGGTCTCGTAGGTCCGCTCCACCGGCTGGTCCGGCGGCCGGACTGTCGGCGGGTCCTGCTGGTAGCTCTTCGGTCGTGCCATGGTACCTCCTCAGCTCACGTACTTCCCGGCCAGTCGCATCGCCACACCACCGATGGCGCAGTCGACGTAGACCGCCGCGCCAATGCCGTCAGCGGCGCCGGTCAGCCCGGCCGGGAAGTTCACCGCCCCGCTCCACGCCTGCGTGTCGCCGTTGGCCCGGATGTTGATGGCGTAGACCCCGCCGGTGAAGGTCGAGGACTTCAGGTTGTTGTAGATGTCGATGCCGCAGGTGATCCCCCCGACGGTGTGGCCGGCGTTCCCGTCGTCCGACAACCGGACGTCGAGACCCCGGACGTCGCCGCTGATCGCCGCTGCCGTGGCGCCCTTGAGGATCGGCTCCACCTGGAGGCCGACGAGCGCCGCGCCGTCGATGTTGTCGTTGAACCGCGGGCTGATCTGCGCCCCGTAGACCGTCTGGGTCCCCGAGGCGTTGCCGGCCGGCTTCGACTGGAACCCGATGATGTCCCCGCTGGTGGCCGCGTAGTTCCGGCTGTTCAGCTGGATGACGTGGGTGTCGTCGCTGGTCTTGAGCTTCAGGTGCGTCAGCTGCTCGATGGTCGCCCCGGACTGGAGCCGGATGTCGGTCGTGCACGACGCGGTGGCGATGTAAAGCCCGGTGCTCCACACCTGCTTGGTCGAGAACAGGCCGACGTAGACGCCGGCCAGGACGCCACCGGAGTCCACGGTGACGTAGCCCGAGGTGATGTTGCTCATCGCCGCGACGCCAGCCAGGATGCCCGTGCTGTTGACCGTGGTGGAGGTGACGGTCACGCCCACCCGGCCGAGAACCGCCGCCGTGCAGTTGTCGCCGCCGGTGCCCGAGATGGTCACCGCCGTACTCTGCGCCTCGAAGGTTCCCAGAACGCCAGCGTTGTCGTGGGTGAGGGTCGCCGCCTTGCTGACGAGCTGCCCCACCGTGCCGAAGACCTCGGCGTTCGAGGTGATCGCGCCGGTGACCAACATCCGGCCCAGGATGGACCGGACCATGGCCGAGGACGTGAGATCCGCAGTAACCTCGCCGTAGACCCGCATCGCCGCGGAGTTGGTGAGGGTGACGGCGAACCCGCCGCCCGCCGCCGCCGAGGCCACGAACTTCCCGACCTGGATCGGGCAGACGGTGATCGCATCCTCGTCGACGTAGAGGCCGTAGCCCCAGTTGGACCGCGCCGTGGCGTCGGACCACTGCGCAGTGTTGTAGGTTGAGACGTAGAACCCGGCGGTCTTCCCGGTCTGAGTGAGCCCGCTGGTCATCTTCGAGATGGCCGCCACGCCGGCGATCACCGCGTTGGTGTCGAGGGTCATGGTGCCCGAGGTCTCGACGGTGGACATGACGCCGGCCGTCACGCCGTAGCCTTGGAAGTTGATGGTCCCCGCGGACCGCACCAGCTCCAGGTAGCCGTGGACGCCGGCGACCTGCTCGTCGGCCCACTCGCCGTCGTAACTCTTCAGCTGCCCCATGAGAGCGAAGAGCCGGACGTCACCACCACTCTGGTCGGCGGTGATGAGGAACCGGGAGAGGCTCCCCCGGAGGTCCGGGACCGACCCGGCACCGTAGAGGGAATCCCCGCCGTCATCCGAGTAGACCCGGTGCGCCGAGGTGTAGGTCGCCCGCTCGATCTCCACGGCCGAACCGACCGCGTTGGCGTTCGAGCCCATCGCGAAATAGGTGTTGGTCACCCCGTAGGCCGTCGAGGACGACGTGGTGACCTGCTTGAACTCCGAGCCCAGCTCGCCGAAGGCGTAGCCGTAGGTCGGGTTCGTGACGCTGATCCCTTGGTGGTGGGTGTACTTGTTCGCAGCCATGATGCCCACTTCCTTTCAAGAGAAGCACCCCGGGGAGTGGCTAGCTCCCCGGGGCAGGTTGGTTGAGGTCACGCCCCGGGGCTGCCCACGATGTACCGGTGGTCCGAGAACCCGAACGCGAACCGCTGGTGGTTCCGGCAGAGCTTGCCGATGTTGACGAACGCCTCGTGCCACTTGGTTTCCACCGCCTTCTTGATCCGGAAGTGGAAGTGGTCGCGCTGCTCCTTCGACATCATGAAGTACGCCGTGGTGCTCGACGCGTGCCGGTTGAAGGTGACCTTGGTCTGCTTGTCCTTCAGGGTGTTGGCGTGGTTGTCGCCGGTGTCGTACTTCCCAGGCGACTTCATGATCGCTTCCCACCGCTCCTGGAGGATCGGGTGCATGACCATCTGCCACGGCTCGGCGCTCATGGGGAGCCCGCGCTCGTCGATCATCTGGTACGTGAAGTACCGGATGAGGTCCCAATAAGTGTCCCAGTCGAAGCTGGTCGCCGGGAAGTCGTTGTCCAGGGTGTCGCCGGAGTAGGTGGTGTGCGTCCCGCACAGCTCCACACCGTCCCAGCCCGGGTAGGCGACGTCGAAGGCGTTGTTGAAGATCGACATGGCCGACTTCTCTCTTGCGAGCCGCATGACCCGGCCGACCGAAGTGGACCACTTCCCGAGGAGGTTGGTGATCTGGATGTTGTCGTCGATCAGCTCCTCGCTGACGACGAAGCCCTTGACGAACCCGATCGCCGTGAAGGTGATCGGGTCCAGCTCCGCGGCCTCCTCGAAGGTCACCGCCTGCAGCTCGGAGCGCTGGTCGGCCTCGCCAAACCCGGTGATTTGGAAGGTTTGCCAGGAGTTGGCCTTCATCTTCCCGTGGGTGAAGAGCGGCTTCCAGTTGACGGAGTCCCTGCCATCCTCGATGAGCATGGGCTCCTCGTACTTGGTGAGCGCGACTGCCTTGGCAAAAGTGATCGTGTTCATGTTGCTACTCCTCCCCCCTCAGATGCCTGCGGACAGGTGGCACACCGACGGGATGAAGGAGAACCAGCCCCAGGAGCTCTCCGACCCGTCCGCCGCCTCGCCGTGCCCGAGCGCCGGGCCGAGGAACACGACCATGTCCTGGTTGGTGACGTTGAGGTCGGCGTACCAGACGTTCGAGGCCAAGTAGAGGCCGTAGTTGGTCCCGACCCGGAACGACCCAGCGAAGGCCGCCGTGCCGTTGTTGGTGCACTTGATCTTCCACTTCTGGTTCGGGTTGATCTCGATGAACGGCTGTACCACCGCGGTGGCTCCGTCGGCCTTCTGGGCCTGACCAGCCACTGGGGTGGCGGTCAGGGCGCCAGCCGTGCCGAGCACGGTGGCCACCGGCGGGGTGGCGGCGCTGAGCTTGACCAGCTCACCGCTGAGCCAGGCCGACGTGCCGGTCCCGGTGTGGAAGTGGTTCAGTCGGCCGAGTGCGGACTCGGGAGACTCCCCACCCTGAAGCTGCGGGTTGTTTGCGAAGCTCATATGTTACCTCACTACTCTCCCACCAGAAGCAGTCTCCTGCCTGGTGTTGATGATGGACTCCATCATGTTGGGGTTGGCGTTGAACTCCTCGGGGTCACGGAAGACCTTGGCCTCCTTCTTCGGGACGACCTTGTGGTACTCGGCCTCCCGCGCTGCCTTCTCGGCCGCCTTCAGCTCGAGCCTCTTGGCGGTCGGGATGTAGCAGAAGAAGAACTTCGACGTCGACCCCCATCGGATCGTCCCGTCGGCGTGGTTCTTCATCCGGTAGCGCATGGCAATACCGTCCGACCACAGCGGGTTGTTCCGCTCGTCGCTAGGGAAGTCGCCGATGTTGGCGACGCGCCAGCCTTCTCCTTCCCTCTCCCCGAGATCCGCGGCGATGAACCAGCCGATGTTGAAGTCCTTCCCAAAGACCACCTTGAGGTGCGCCTTCAGAAGCGGTTCGATCTGCTGCAGCTGGCTCCGGTTCGGATTGAGCGGTGAGCCTGCCCTGTGCTCCCATCTGTTGCCGTGGATCGCCTGGTACCTCTCGGTCGCGGCGATCTCGGCTGTGCTCATGTCCTTGGGCGGCTTCGTTGGCTCCTCGTGTCGTTCACGTCGGTCCTCGAGCGACTCGACGGCAACGGTCGGCTGTAGTGGCTTGGTGACGATCTCCGGCTTGTCCACGGTCTTCTCCTTCTTCTTCTTCAGCCAGGGGCGGTTTTGGCCCTTCTTGAATGGCATGGTCCTAGCCCTCTGATTCCACGGAGTCGTAGTCGTCGAACGACCCGTGACCGCCTTCGTGCTTCAGCTTCCAGGCCCGCTCGGCGTCGGCGACGTTCACGCCGTGGGCGCGCATGACCTTCTTCTCGGACTCCGAGAAGGGCGACGTCTTGGCCTGGCCTCGTCGGGGCGCGGTGGCCGACGCCACCTCGGCGCCACGGGGGATGACCGTGGTCGGCTCGCCGGTGGTGTCGCTACCCAGGACGAGGATCTTCGTCATGGCGGCGACCAGCGCCGGGAACATCGGGTGCGCGGCCATCCGAAGGCTGCTGTCGTCGCGGAGCTTCGGGTGCAACGCGTTGAACGCGCCCTGGTCCAGCCACTGCTGCATGATCTTGTCGGCCATGGCGGCGGCCTTCTCGTTCCCCTGGAGCACCGGGTCGTTGGCGAACACCCCGTTGTAGGCGTTGCGCTGGACGGCCTGCAGCGTGCTCACGATCGTCCGACGCGCCTGGGCATCCTCAAGCTGCTCGAGGCGCTCAGTGGCCCGCTGGGCGGCTTCCGTGCCCTGTCCGGCCCGCTGGTTGACGAAAGCAAGGATCGCCCGCAGCTCCTTCTCCGGGAGCATCGAGTCGGCCAGCTCCGGCGGGATCTCCAGGTCGCCGCCGGGGGCCGCCGGGTCAGCGCCGGGGATCTGCATCCCGAGGATCTGCTCCATCCACGCCGGCGGGGCGACCGGGGCCGGCGTCACCTCGGCGGCCGGCTCGGGCTCCGGTGCCTTCTCGACCGGCTTCGCCGCCCTGGGGGCTGGCGGTGCCGCTGCAGCCGGCTCGTCGTCGTCGTAGTGGACCCTCTCGGTGTCAGGGTTGACCTCCGCCGGCTCGTCGTAGTCCTCGACCTTCGGTGGTGGCGTTGGCGCTGGGGCTCCGCCTCCCGAAGGCTCGGCCTCCCAGTGCAGTTGGAGTCCCCGCAACATCCTGTCAAGCATCGTCGTTCTCCTTCTCCTCTGGCGGTTTCGCCAGGAACTTGTGGACCTGCGTCAGCGTCCGGAGCTGCGCGGCCAGCTCGGCCCGGGGGATGTCCCCGGACTTGACCAGCTCAACCAGCAAGGGCTGCATCTGCGCCTCCAGGTACTTCAGAACCTCCGCCCATCCCGGCTGCCGCTTGAGGCGGTCCAGACGACGATGATCGACCGAAGGGGGTGGGTTGAGGCATCTTTCCAGTGGCGGCGACGAACTGGGAGAAGACGTGGTGAAGTGATCGTGCCATCTCACCCAGTTGAGCATCCTTTGACTGCACCTCAGAACCCAGCATCTCCATCTGCTGCTGCATTTGCATGAGCTGCTGCTGCCAGGCTGCGCCGGTGTCGATTGCTTCTCCAAGGTCGAGTGCCTCCCGCCCGAGGACCTCGAACTCCTCGAGCCACGGTTGGATGATGTTCTTCAGCTGGAAGTCGAGAAGCTGCCGCGCGATCACCGCGGTTGGCGCCGGCGACATGGCCATGTTGGCGAGGCCCATGACCTGCTCGAAGACCTGGGGCATCTTGTCCACCAGGGCGGTCATCGCCTGCTTCCGCATGTCGCGGTTCATCTGCTCGGAGGAGATGGCCAGCTCGATGTTCACACACCGGCGCCAGGACTCAGCCGGCCACTTGATGACCGCGTAGGACAGCTCGCGGCTCTTCGGGTCCTTCGACTGCACGTAGTACTCGAAGTCAACCGGGTTGAACTGCCGATAGCGGCCGAACATCATCATGACCAGGGCCGAGAGACAGGTCCGGAGGCTGTCCATCCGGTTGTACTGGGGCTGCTTCCCCTCCTCGATGAGGGCGACCTGCCCGGTGGCCGTCGGCCGCTGGATGGTCTCGATACCGGAGTGGTAGGGCGTCAGCGACGCCAGCTCACGCATCTCCGACTGGAGAGAGGAGATCAGGTACTGCACCGAGCCGATCTGCGTCCCGAGGTCGAACTGGGCGATGCTGTCAGAGACCTTCCCGGCCACGTTGACAGTGAAGACCCCGCCTTTGCCCTTGTTGTCCGGGAAGTAGCGTCCGGCCTCAAGATTCGCGTCGATGAAGGTCATCTTCTCCAGGGCCAGCGAGCCGCTGTCGAGGGCCTGGTTGAACAGGCAGGAGATCGCCCGGTGATAGGGCTCGAGGATGAAGCACAGGCTGATCCCATCCACGTTGTTCAGCGTGGCCTCGTAGCTCCAGGTCACGAATGGCCGCTGGTCCTCCATGTAGAAGTTCTCGACCGCCCGGAGGACCGTCTTTGACTGGCGGTCGATGGTGATGATCACCTCGTCGCCAGCGTGGGTGGTGTAGAACTCGAGGATCTCGAAGAACCCAGAATCCTCGCCGGCGTCACTGGCCTCCTCGCCGTCGCCGCGGACGCCGGCGGTGGAGATGCCCATCGACTCGTCAGGCTTCGCCGTGGGGTCGCCCATGGCCTTTAGGATGGGCACGGACTCCCCGTCGGCCTTGGTCGCGTTCTCGCGGTAGACGCCGGCCTGGATGGCCCTGGTGATGTCGTCAGGCCCAGGAAAGGTGCGGTGAGTGACCCACGAGGAGGTGTAGACGTCCGAGCACGGGACGGGGTGGATGAAGTCCTGCCAGGGGACCGTCTCCGGCCAGCTTCCCGCCTCGACCTCTTCCATCTCGACGGCGGTGATCTTCGGGTCGTTCTTGTCCCGGAGGCCCCAGTGCCGCTCGTAGACCTTCCCGTCGTCGCCCTGCCGGGTCTCGAGGCCCTTGTCGGACTTCGTGATCGACCCCGGGGCCTTCTCGACCTCGTGGATGTACCGCTTGACCTTCCGGAGCTTCCGTTTGAAGGGGATCTTCGCCACGGCCTTCGGAAAGACGAACGCCTGCTTGAGGAACGGCTCGAGGAACAGCCGCAGCTTCGTCCGGTCCAGCATCCAGTCGGCCATTCCCTCGGCTTCCTTGGCGAAGTCCACCCACTGAGGGAACCTCGGCTTGCCCATGACGATCTGGTCGCGTTGGAAGATCGGGTTCATGAAGCGGCTGATCGCCTGCTCGGTGAGCTTTCGGGTGCTGGCCATGTCCAAGTGCGACCCCTGGGGGTCCTTCTGCTCGATGTCGAGGGCGGAGTGGTACTGGAGCACGGCGTTCTGCGCCTGCTTGTCCAGCCCGGAGTCCTCGCGGTCCTGGAGGGCCTGGTCGAACGACTTCATGAGGCCGTCGACGAGCTTCTTCTCCTCCTCGGGGGAGAGGTCAAGCTCGACGACGCCTTCGACGGGGTCCTGCGCGTGGATCATAGGGAAGCCCTCACGAACGACGCCCTGGTGGGGCACTGGAGCCTGTATCGGACCTCGTGGTCAGCCATGATCTCGTCCTGCTCCTCGACGAAGGGGATCTCGTCGGAGCTAAGGAACGCCGGTGGCGAGCTGCGCCAGTACCCGGTGCTGTAGGCGAGGGCGTCGGCGAGGTTCGGCGACGCACCCTTGATCTCGTTGCCGACGATGACGATCTCCGCCAGCTCGTTCGGGAGATCCGGCTGGTCCTGACGGAAGTAGACCTGGTGGCTGGCGATGAACGGCTGGAGCCCGAGCAGGCGCTCCACCTTGCTGCGGTGCCCGGCAGCAACCGGGTCGAGCTTGAAGCTCTTCTTCCGGCGCCTCATCTCGTCCTGGAGCCAGTCGGTGAGGATCGACTGCATGGCGGCATGCTCGGCCCTGATGCACCGCGATCCCCATGCCTCGGCCTGCCGGAGAGTCTCCTCGATGACCGGCTTGGTGGTCGTCCTGGCGTGCCAGGAGTCCAACACGAAGCCGACCCCGATCCCGCGAGCCCAGCCGGTGGTGACCACCGCCGATGCGTCCTCGGAGTACTTCCCGGACCCGCCGGGGTCCACAGTGGTCTGAACGAACAACGCCCTGACCGGGTAGTAGACGCCGTCGACCATGACGGACTTCTTCTCGTCGTCGCCCCACTTGAAGTACTGGATGTCCTCGGCCCTGAATTGCCGCAGCTTGTCGTCGAGGAATACGTTGTCCATCTGGTTTGCATACATCGACTTGAAGCGCTTCTTCGCCCGCGCCAGGGTCTTCTCGGTCTCGCGGGCCGGGTAGTTGCCGTGCGCCCGGTAAAGTGGCTCTCTGAGCTTGAAGCTGGACGTGTCGAGCCCTCGGCTCTGCATGAAGCCCAGATAGCGGTCGTCCACCCTGCACCCGAAGATGCACTTCTTGAATGACTCGTCCTTGAGCAGCGGCTCGTAGAACCCGCCGGGCCAGGCGGTCCCGACGATGAGGAGGAGGGCCTTGTCCGGATTCACCCACATGCCCTCGACGCCGGAGAGAAACGACAGGGCGGCGTTGATCTGGAGCGTCGAGGAGGACACCGACCCGTCCACAAGGTCGTCGAGGATGATTTCGTCGTAGTGCCCGCCGACCTGCTTCTTCTTTGCCCCAGAGGCCGTGATCGTCGGCTCCTCGTAGGTCGCTAGGCTGTTGAACTGGACCTCTTCCTTCGTCCAGATTGCCCCCTGCGCGGTCGGTTCGGGAACCAGGTCACCCCAGAAGTGCTTGAAGTTCTGGCCCTGGGCGACGTTTTTGATCTTCTTGAGCTTCGCCGCAGCAAGACCGCCGGAGAGCATGACGAGGTTGAGCCGGATGTCCCCGCGCGTCTGGACAACCCTCCACAGGGGATAGCCGATGGAGAACACCGTGCTCTTCAGGTGCCGCCGGGCGAACATCACGAGGAAGTCGTTGGCCCCCGCGGCGCGCTCCTCGGTGAACCAGTCGATGACGGCCCCGTGGATCTCCGGGATGACCCAGTCCGAGACGAAGTATTTGACGAAGTCGTAGAGGCTGCCCTCGCACTGCGCCTTAAAGGCGTAGTGGTCCACCCCGAGGTCGGCGCAGCGCTTGCAGTAGAGGCCGCCCTGCGGGGCCTCCTTGCCGCGCTTCGTGCGCCGGGACGCTCGGACTAGGGGCATCAGTCAGCCTTCCTGGCCTGCTTCTGCATCGCGATCAAGTCGCCTGCAATCTGCCGCCGGGTGCGGCCCGGCGCGATGATGGCGGCGAGGTCCTGCCCGCGGTAGCCGAGGCGGACGAGGCCGGTCACCAGCTCGCCACGGCCTTGGGGGCTCGGCACGTCGTCGGGGCGGCCGTGCTCAGGTCTGGCCATTGGCCACCTCCTCGCGGTAGAGCTCCACGAACCCGGCTGGGTGGGCGGCAATCGCGTCCAGGTCGGCCTCGGCCGCAGTGGTGACCTCGATCGTGTAGGCGTTGGGCGCGGGCTGGATGTTTTCCGCCGTCTGACCCGTCACGTCCACCCACGACAGGTGCGCCAGGCCGGCGTCATGGAAGACGGGACGATTCGCGTCGCCGTCGGCCCCGGTGCCAATCCACGGCGTGACGATGCGGGCGCGCCAGGTCATAGGCCCTCCGGCAGCGAGTTGGTGATGTTGATCGGGTAGACGGTGAAGCCGTCTAGTGTGGCGGGGCTTCCGATCTGGAATCCATGCCGCGTTTCAGCTTGGTGCACCGTCGAAGTGTACGCAGTCAGGGCGGTGTAGACACCGGCTGGAGAGCGGTAGAACCCTCGAATGTCAGACCCACTGCACCGCACAATCATTGACCCGCCAGTAGCAACAGTGACAGTTGTGCTCCCCCGTAGAGTGTGTACGTCGTTGACTACCTCGTAGATCCGGACGTTCCCAGAGGCGCTGATACGGTAGTACCAGCAGTTGAGTAGGAGTTGCTCGTCAGTCATCCGGAAATACAGCTGGTGATTGTTATTGGCCAGTAGGGTCCCGCTGACGGTGGCAATTACGACCACGTCAGCCGTCCCGGCATCTACCCTGACGAGCGCCGTAGTTGTTGTGGTCACCGCCGCATTCGACTGGATGCTAGCCGCCGCGCTGCCGTTGCCCCAGATCGTCCACGGCCCACCCGTCTCTGGGGTGTGCGCGGTGAGGTTGACGTCGTTGGTGTCGGTGAACGTGTCGTGGACGATGGCCAGCGAGTAGGGGTCGGACCAGTCGGTGCCGGCGGGGTTGGCGTTGCGGGGGTCGGTGAGGTCGAGGATGGCCAGTTGCGCCAGCGAGGCCACCGCGTCGAGGCTCGCGAGCGCTGGGTACAGCGTGGCTGTGGCGCCGGTTGAACTCACGAACAACAGGCGCCACGCGGCGCCGTCATAGATAGCCATCACGGCCCCGGTGCTCAGGAGGATGACGGCCAGCTTGTACGGCGTGGCCGTGCTGAGCCCAGCGGTCAGCGCGATGTCTCCGCGCATGTCCAGCCGCCCGTCGGTGGCATGGAGCTGTAGCGCGTGCTCCATCGCGTCCGGGTCGGCCACCGCGCCGGCCGTGTGCCAGCCGAGGCCAAGCTCTTCCCACGTCGCCACGCTGATGGACGCCACCAGCGCGACACCAGAGGAACGCGTCACGGCCGCGCCGTAGAGACCGAGGTCTCCCCATGCCGGTGTGGCCTGCGCCGTGACGTCCAGTGCGCCGGAAGCCACGGCGAGAGATCCGTCAACCTGCGCCGCCGTCAACGTCCCCGGTCCCGGCTCGCACGTTCGCGGCGAGGTCAGCGGGGCGGCGTCGGCGGTGGTGAACTCGTCGAGGAGGAGGTAGACCAAGTCGGCGGTGCTCCATCCACGCCAGTTCGCCCACCCAACCCAGTCACGCCAGCCCATCAGCAGGGTCCCGACCCGTTCCGCGCAATGGCCACCGAAAGGGTCGTCACCGCCGCGACGTTGTTCTCTGTGGCCACGATCTGGTACGCCACGAACGGGTAGTCCCTGATCTCCGCCGGCGTGTCGATGTGCGTCCAGGCGTCGAGGACCGCCAACGCCGCCCCCAGGGTCACCGTCCGGTAGTTCGCCCGCGCCGTGGAGTCCGGGTCGTGCGTCCCACCATGCCCCGGGCGGAACAAGGTGTACCGCAGCGTCAGGTTTACCGTCGGCGCCCCCGCAGACGTCATGTAGTACCAGATGTTGAACCCCGTCCCCGTCTTGCACAGGACCCACCCGTCAGCCGCAGCTCCGCCCCCAGGGCCGTAGATTGTCGCGTTCTGGGCAATCGCCTTCTCGTTGATCGGGATGTCCGCCGTGACCAGCCAGTCGCTCATGATGCCTTCTCCCTCGCTCCAGGTCGGAACCCGAACGCGGCCTCAACCGCGGCGTCCGCGATCAACGCCGCGTCCGTTCGCGTCGCCCCGTTCAACATCGCAGCCTCAAACGCCTCGTCCCACGTCGAGTACCACTCAGTCCCCATCACTGACCCCCATGGCAGCCAGCGTCTGGTGCAGCCCCGCGCTCACCCCACGCTTCGGCGCCACCTTCCGGTGCTTCGCCACTCTCGCAGCCACCTCCGCCCGCTTCTCGCTGATCCTCGCCTTCGTCGACTCCGGCGTGCTCCGCTTCAGCCGCTCCAAAAACTCCGCACTCAACGCCGGCCTCAGCTTCCCCTCGGCGTCCACCTTCGAATCCGCAATCGCGTGCTCCCGGAGCCGCCCCGCGTAGGTCAGCAGCCCCCGAGCAGCGTTCGCCCCCGTCTCCAGCCGCCGGTTCGCCGCCGTGGCGTTCCCCTCGGCGGTCATCCTCGCCACCTCGACCGCCGTCTCGGTCATCACCCGGTACAGCATCTTGATCCCAGCTACCTCCGCCTGGTTCATCAGGCTGATCGCCTGGCACGCCACGTAGCCGGTCAGCCGGTTCGCCCGCTCAATTGAGTCCGCCAGTGCCCAGCCCCAGAGGGGAGCCTGCTTCTTCCGCCACGTCTTGACCTGCCCCGCCGGCCACCCCATCAGACTCTCGATCTCCGCCTCGGTCCGCCCCGTCCCCCGCAGGGCCAAAGCGTCCCGCATCTTCTCGAACTCCTCGACCTGCGCCGGCTCCATCGACTCGGGGAGAACCACCGCCGTGTCGACCCCCAGCAGCTCCAGCTCCTCGAGCAGCTCCGTGCCGATCACCGGGGAGAGACTCACTGGAGCCTCCTCTCGGCGGGCAGCCCAAGACGGACGCGAGCATCGCGCTCGAAGCCAGCCACCAGCTCGTCAACGCTCGGAGGCAGCGGCTCGGGCTCAGCCGCGCGCCGAGCCTGGAGTGCCGCCCAGGCCGCAGCGGACGCCGCTACCCGCTCAGCTCGTCCAGGCTCCCGCCCCAGACGCAGGTGGACCCACTTCCAAGGCTCCAGCTCCCGCCTTTTTGCCGGGTCAAAGTGCCACAGACCCCGCTGGCGGCCCCAGATGACCAGGTAGTACTGCCCGGCCAGCCAGCCGTAGTGAACCCAGTCCGCCGCCAGAGCCAGGATGCCCCCGATGCTCCGCGGGTAGACCACCTCAGTCATGCAGCAGAAGCTATCGCCGCCCCAAATCGGATTTCCAAGCAGCTCGTTCACCCGGTCACGACCCAGGTCGTCGATCAGCTCCTCACTCACCTCGTAGGGCCGCCAGCTCGGAATACCCTCGAAGCCGTAGTAGCCATCCCCGCAGACGAACACCAGGGACTCAGCTCGCCTCACCCAGCCATGACCGACCTTCATCGGAGACCTCCGCTTAGAACGCACAGAATGCCCCCTTGAATCGACGACGGCTTGAACCCCTTCCGCGACAGCCCTGGTGGGGTTTTCCAAAACTGCGTAGGCAGGCGGAGGGGGATTACCGTCTGGGCTCAGGCACGATTGGGGGCGACGGTGGGTCATCGGCGAGGGTGCTCGCTCCAACCGAGACCAGGCCGAAACCCCCAGCCGACCTGGCCCTCGAGCCCCTGCTGCTGTGGAAAACGCTGAGATTCTCACCGGCCCGTCTCCAAACCTGAGATTTCGCGCGCGTCTCGACTACTAAGTGCTCTGGAATCAACAGTCGATGAGCCCAGGTAGACATAATATGTCTTTCCGGAACCTCGATCGTGAGCCCTATGACAAAAGTGAGGCGATGGGGGGGAGACCCAACAGGGGCGGGCCTTCCGGTCTAGTCTGTCACGCACCACGTTACAGACCATCCTAGGTGGGACAATGCCTAGTCTCCTCGGCCGATCCGTCCCACCCCTCGAGCCCCTTGAGCCCCTCCGGCTGGTTTGCACCCAGGTCGACCTTGAGGAGGAGGAGCTCGCCGGGGGCGGAGACGGAGACGGAGACGGGGCATGAGCTGCACCCTGCCCTCCCCCCTGTAGTCCCCCCTCCCTCCCCGAGGCGGAGGAGGCGGAGGCTGTGAGGGTGGATGTAGCCGTGGGCCTGGAGAGCTGCCCTGGCCGGCGGAGGCGGTGAGGAGCGTGCATGGTCCTGGCCTTGATCGTAGGGTCGAGGAGCAGCCGAGTCAAGCACAGATGTCAGACCTGGTCCACGGATGTCCAGCCTGTGTCCAGAGATGACACACCCTGTCCTCTGGTGTCACTCGGTGTCCTAAGATGTCAGACCATGTCCACAGATGTCCACCGTGCCAGAGCTGCCTCCTATGATGATAGGGTCGATGTACTGAAACTCGGACGTCACAACCCCTTGACAAGCCCAGAAAGGTGCGCCATCTTGGTCCCAGGAGGAACCGATGACCCCCTCAACCCCCACCCGCCCAACGACCGTGGCGTACAGCCACCCGAGCCGCGCGGACCGCGGCGTTGTGACCCACCGGACGCTGGCGGCCGCCTACCGGCACGCCGTCCGGCTGTCCCTCGCCGGCTACGGCGCGCGGATCGGCGGTGCGTCATGACCCCCGACCTTTCTGGACACAGGCTGGACATCCGTCTCACCGCCCTCGTCCAAGCCATCCAGCCCATCGAGACTCGCATCCTCGCCCCTGGGTACACCCCGACCACCGCCGAGCCCATCGCCGAAGCGGGCGCGGCCGAGACCCTCGACTATCTCCGATGGCTCCACCGCCAGGCCCCGAACGCTTGGGTCCCGTACCAGCTGACCCTCGACCTCGAAGCCGACGCGGCCGAGGAGCTCGCCACCGACGACGCCATCGACTACCACCCGTTCGACCTGACCGCCGAGAAGGAGTGACCCCATGCAAGACATCATGACCACCCCGACCGACGCCCGCTACTGTGTCGTGTTTGTTCTTCACGGAGGCGAGGTAATCACCAGCTACCACACCACCCGGCGCGAGGCAAACCATATCGGCTGCTACCCCAGGTACGGCCAACAGGCCGGGATGTCATGGGTCTACGACCTCCGCCGGGACGGTCGCCCCGTCGCCGGATGGGCGTGGGACCGGCCATCATGCCATCCCAAGGGCCGGTGGCGGCCGGTGGTGGTCAGATAAACTCTCCCGGCCCCTGCGGCAAGCCGGACCCCGCGGCGAGGCTGCCGGAGGTACCACGCTGGGTCCTGGTCAGGAATGGCGAAGAGCATTGCGCGCTCCATGGGTCTGTAGCCGCTGACCCCGCGCCCGGCGGACCCGGGCGGAGCGACTGGAGAGGAGAGAGACCATGAGCACGATAGCAACCATCAGCGAGCGCGGCAACGGGTTCCCGGACGCTGGCGACTACATCCACGGACGGCCGATGGTGTGGTGCGGCGACCACTACGAGACGGTCGCCCCCGGTATTACCCGGTAACACCATGCCCCATCTGCGCATCCCGACCGACCTGGCCCAGGAGCTGCTGCGCCCGGTGCAGCGGCTCGCCCGGGTCCTGGCCGTAGCTGGGGCAGGGACGGTGCACCGCGAGGAGCTGGCGGGCCGCATGGCCGCGCTGCTGGCCGAGCTGCGCTACCTCACCCGGCGCCTTGACGACGACCTGGCGATGGCCACCACACCGGCCGGGGAGCTGCCGCCGGCGGGGGAGCAGCGCATGGTCAACGTTGCCCTCAGCGACCGCCACCGCGCGATGCTGGACGCCCTGCCGGGGAGCATGGCCGCGAACCTTCGCGCCGGCCTGGAGGCCCGCTACGGTCGCTTCGTCCTCGGGGACGAGTGGACCGGGACCGGGGAGTGGGCGGGGTGGTCGATCACCCTGAGGCATCCCGCTGCTGGGGCAGGCACGCCGGTGCTCGCCGGGCCGGGGGATGACGACGTCTTCACGCCGATGGACCTCGAGCTGACCGACTAACCAGGTAGGAGCGACACGGCCCGGACGCCGTTGGTCGCTGTTGGGGTGGGCACGGCCCGGGTGTGATGAGGCCCGGGGTGAGGTAGTCGCTCAGCTGGGGAAGGGTCCGGCCTCCCCCGCTTTCGGTGTTCGTCATGGGTCAGGGACGGTTTCCTCGGAGCTTATGAGGTAGCCCAACGCCGGCTCAATGAGGATCTTGGCGAATTCCTCGCCGAAGATCGCGGTAGCGATCTCCATACCCCCGCCAAGCGGAGCACCATCCCACAATGACCCGTCGTCGATTATCTCTTTCGGGGTGAACTCCTCCCCGTTGATCCTGATCGTCAGCCCGCCCTTACCATCGGGAGCGAACTCTATGCTGGGCAGCGCGACGAAGTCATCCGGCATGGGGCACCTCCGGGTCAGGGACGGCCTGAGGCCCCACCACCTCGACCCACTGCCCACAGCCGCAGCCCTCGACGTTGCAGCCCTTGACGACCGGCTCGCCGAGCTTGGCGTGGTCGGTCCAGGGATGGCTGCAGGCGGCACAGGGAGGGGGCGCGCCGGCGAGGAGGATCTCCAGTGGGGCGCAGGGCTCGCCGAGGAGAACGGCCAGCTCGTGGCAGACAGCGTTGTGGGGAATCATGGCGTTGGGGGTCGAGACGAGCTGGTTGTTCTTCACGAAGCCCGCGACGTCCTCGATCATGACGGGGACGCCGTCGGGTCCGAGGAGATTCCGGACGGGCAGGAAGACGTTGAGCATGCAGGGCTGGACGGCGATGAGCCGGCCGTTTCCGGCGTCGACCTGGAGCACCACATACCCGCAAGCTGGACACCTGTAGGGGCGCCCGCGGTAGCGCCGGGCGTTGTCGAAGGAGCCTTCGATGATCTCGGCGGTCATGGCGCGCTCCGAGTGGCCATGGCCTCCTCGATCAGTGCCACCTTTCCGGTGGCGGTTGGCCGGCTCGCCGGCGGGGTCTGGAAGATCGTCTCAATCCTGGTCACCCTCAGCTCGAGTCCTTTGAGCTTGCCGATCACCACGAGAATGGTTCCGGCGAGGACGCATAGCACTCCACTGATCAACACGGTCATGACTCTTCTCCTTCTCCGCCCTCGGCGGCGATTCCGGACAGCCTGAGGAGTCGCTGTAGACGGGCCAGCTCGTGGTCCTCCTCGTCCTCGGGGCGGTCAGAGTCACCGAGTACGATCTGGTCCAGGATGGCAGACAGCTCCTTTGGGCAGACGACGCTCCAGGCCCTCCGGTGGGAGATCCAGGCGGTTGCCAGCCTCCGCCACGGCCGCATGGCTTCGGCCACCTGGGCCACGCGCTGGATGCCCTTGTGGATCATCGCCTGCCGGTTGTACCGGAAGGTGATCCCCCTAGCAAGCTCGTCACGCAACATGGCCCCCTCGGCCGTCAGGTCCGCGATGAGCCGGTCACGGCTGCTGACTTCCCGCTTGAGGGAACCGACCTCTCGGCGCAGCTCGGCGTTCCGGAGGGTGAGCGCGGCGTTGTTCATGGCTCTTCTCCTTCGGCGTCGAGGGGGTAGGTGCCGCCAACCGGGCAGCAGGTGCGGCAGGGCTCGCCGGTGGGGACGTGGCAGCTTTGGCACTCCTCGAGCAACGTGTTCATTGGGACCAGTTGGAGAACGAGCTGGTTGTCTGCCTCCAGTGGCGGCCTTGCCACCAACATCTCGGCAAGCATGGTGCGCAACACGGTGATGAGCGCAGCCGCATCCTCGAGCGTCTGCCGCTCGGTGACCACAAACGGCGGGTACTGGTCAGACGTGCGCCACATTCCCAAGCGCTCGACTACGTCCAGGTTGCGGTAGTCCCTCATGGCGACCTCTTCGCTGACGGCTGAGGTTGCCATGTTCACTCCTTCTCGCCCGCTTCGGCGCGGGCGGTCAGCCCAGCCGGCAGCGGGTGGGCGTAGTCGCCGAGGTAGAGGTTCCTGGTGGTCGTGAGCCCAGCCGGCAGCGGGTGGGTGTAGCCGCCGAGGTAGAGGTTCCAGGTGGTCGTGAGCCCAGCCGGCAGCGGGTGGGTGTAGCCGCGGAGGTAGAGGTTCCAGGTGGTCGTGAGCCCAGCCGGCAGCGGGTGGGTGTAGCCGCGGAGGTAGAGGTTCCCGGTGGCCGTGAGCCCAGCCGGCAGCGGGTGGGTGTAGCCGCCGAGGTAGAGGTCCCTGGTGGTCGTGAGCCCAGCCGGCAGCGGGTGGGTGTAGCCGCCGAGGTAGAGGTTCCCGGTGGCCGTGAGCCCAGCCGGCAGCGGGTGGGTGTAGCCGCC